GCCAGACCCGGATTTTGTAATGTTACAAACCCTCGGGATTTGACTTAATGATTTAGTAAAATTGAGTATGTATTTTTCGAGGAATCATTTAGACATGTCCAAACCATTCTTGGAGTTCACTTGGCATAGTTTTTACTGTAGAGTTTGTAGACTCCCATGCCAAACTATTTTCATCCATCATTAGGACTTCACTCATCTCTTTTTCATGCTCATATTTTTCATGAATACCAGGGCCAGTATTGACTATCTCAATTTCAATTTCTGTATCCATGTTAATATTTTTTGCACAAGCAAATACTGCTCCAGCCAATGAGTCAGCTAAATCCTTAGTCCCTTTGGTCGGGTGATCAATTTTAGTATTATTTAGTAACTTTAATTTCAACAGTTCATCCTCGACTAACAACTCGCTCCAGTATCCACGTAATCTATTGTCATAGATAGCAGTCATTAACGTATCGTAGTCTGTCTTTTTTACACCATGTAGATCAGCATTAACACCAAGACCTCTTAATGTCTGGATCATATCTACAGACTGCCATTGATCAAACGTAACAGATACTAGTTCAAACTTCCTATTCAGATCTAGAATCATTTGCCTTACAGCAGCAAAATTGATTTCCTTTCCAGGAACAGCTTCCCAGTAGTGAATCAAGTCAACATTTATTATTGGCAGCAATTCAGTTCCCATAGAAGTTTTTATCTCAGTAAATCCTGCACCATGAACCATAGACAATGCCGCCCTATCTCGCTTAAGTCCAAGGTCAACATGCATGTATCTCAACTTACCATCTTCACCATTAAACCATTTCTTAAATACGCCGTATTCATCTATTGGATCATCATGATACATAAACGCTTTCCTTACACGCTCTGCATCTCTAAAGTATGCGTCCTCCATGTGTGGAGGTTCACATTCAAACCTTGCAGCAGCCTCAACAGGGTTACGAATATATTCCGATTCCAATTGGTGTCTTTCAATAGTTGGGTTAACGTCCCACGTTGATGCTTTAATACACCAAGTTTTAGGTTCATTCTTTTCTATTGCCCCTTCGTATCTCTGCTGAATGAAGTCACCCTTATACCTGGGGAACGACAGAAGGATAACCTTTCCAACCTCTGGGAATCTAGACATCACAGATAACTTACTCATATTATAGATTGCAGACGCTGAGCCTTTATTTCTAATCTCCCCCTTCAATTCTGAATCGGTTTTGAAAGCTGAAATCTCATCCAAAACAACAGTCATAACCTCATAACCTTCCCAACCCTCAGATTCAGAGTGACCAGAGAAACATCTTACTGGTCTGGAAAAGAAGAAGATTTCACTTACTCTGGGTTCAAACCCTTGGTCATTAAACCAGGGGCTGCCCAACAAAAGATTTTTTAAAGGCTCGAAGAAAACTCTCTGTGCTTGCTGAGCGTTAACAGCAAGATTTAGAAGATCAACATATACACCATTAGCCTTACCATAATACATAAGGGGATCTCTTAGACAATGCAATAGGTAAACCGTTCTAGCCATCGATATTCTAGAACAATGATCTTTACCAGATCCCTTACCTAACTGACATATAACCTCATTCTGAGTATACTTATTGTAACAGTCAGTTCCTTCTTGAACTCCCATTAACTTATGCAAAGTCTCTTCTTTCAGAATCTGTGTACTTTGCTTTACGATCTCCGTTTGTATTTCAGACAACGCAGGAAGATTCAAATACTTTTTATCCTGAACAAACACTTCCAACGGGACAGGCTCTTCAACTAACTCATCTTGATTCAGCAACTTACTGAAATCATCTAGTTCAAGATTTAGTCCCATGTAATCGGTCATGGTCTGCTATACTCCCTCTTGAACGGAATCATTACCGGATAGCTCTTCCACGGGTATAGGCGCGTCAACTATATTATTTGATGCCTCAAATACGGACGAGGCTTCTGCGTCGATTATATTTTGATCCAAAATCTCAAATGCATCCGCCAGATCCCTTTGCACTTTATCTCTAATCTCTGGATACTGCGATATTACATCACGAATGATCTTTGACAACAAATTGTTGACAGATTCAGCTCTCTGCATTCGTGCTACATACTCAACATCAGTCTGGTTATTATTCATCAACTGATGCAACTGAGCCTTCTTATGTGCTACTTCAGCACATAATTTCAAAGCCTGGATTCTGGCGCTGACCATTCCGTGATCCGTAGCAATAGTCACAGTCTCCCATGATTCCTTACCGATCTCATCAAATTCGCTAAGAGCTTTAATAGTGTTTAACTGAACACGTTCTAAAAAATATGGATCAGATTCCGCTTGACGATGCAAGATCAATTTGAATTCTTCAATATAGGTACGAATATCGCCACGCTCTAGGTCCAACAAGGACGCTATCTCTGTGACATTGTACCCCTTGATGTGATATTGCCCGACCTGATCTACCAACTCCAATTTGTCAATTAGGGTCAACTGGGTGTTAGATTCGTCTTCAACCATGATATCTGTCATGCTATATTATACCATACCTTACAGACCACCGGGATGGTAGGGGTCGCCAATAGGGTTGAGCATAGGACGTTCACCCATCATCTCTTCCCTCCAGTACAACTCTGCATCACCGTCAAATTCAGTCTCTTCAGAATCTTCAGGATCTTCAGGATTAAATGTCATCTAAATATTCCTCCAAATTGAGTACATTTATATAAACAAAGCCCACAATACAGCAAATGCCGAAATCTGTATCGCAATTCCCCAATACATGCTTAACCATTCATCTTTCATTTAAAATATCCATTCTGTTTTTCCGACACCATCTCCCCAAACATCCCATCCAGGCGTGGTGTCTCTCGCGAACAATTCAATCTTCTTTTGTGTAGGAAACATCTGCTCTATTCTTTTCCTTACCTCTGCTGGCTTCGCACTATGTAGTCCCCGTTCTTCTCTTACCAACTGACGTATATTTCTAGCCCCTCGAGGCTTGGGGATCCTTCCCATTTTACCTATGAGACACAACTCAACCTGACTCATAGTATAATATCCTGGGTTGACTTTACACTTATCCCACACAAATCCCATCGTGGCCCAAGCAAACCCCCACGCCATCATGACATCTAATGCCTGAGGCAAATGGGGGCTGCTTGACCACATAAACAATAAACACTCCTTGGGATCTGCTATTACAGACAAATCCAAAGCTTTGAGTTCGTCCAGTTTCATTGTAGCATAATGCGATATCGCTCCGCCAGTGTCGTTCTTCCCTTCTCCAGCGTGTTGACGCTGGCCTTGGTAATCCCACGGCGGATCGACATAGATTATCTGATGCTTCAATCTTTAGCCTTTCTACCAGACTTTCTTTTTGAAGAAGCAGCCTCTCGTTTCAATTGAATTCGACGTTCCTGTTCTTTGTCCAAAGTCTTTTCTAAGGGCTGTATGAGTTTTGTCTCAACAGACTTACGTAATGATGCAATCGCAATATGAAACATCTTAGTAAAGTCATTCTTACTAGGGTTGCCGTCCCATTGAGCCATAGAAAACTTTTTCATAGCAGACTCAACTTCAGCGTTAGTGCCCCTTGTACCGAGATACTCGTTCATACTGTACAGCCATAAAAGACGCTCATTTCTTTCATCCGAAGATGACTGAGCAGCCCTTTCGACTAACACTTCAGGCTGTACGTCAGACACGCGTCCCGCATGAGTTGCAACGGTCATGATGCGTTAAAGCATTATTGCCACCGATAGCAATCAGCAACTCCTTATGCTCTGGAGATAGATCGGGACAATGTGACCCAACATACGTGAACAGATTGACAACATGATACATTGTCGGATTGTTCAGAATGCTATCTGGATTCGGGAAAGTGGTCCTAAACCCTTCCCCGCTCCAATACTCCATGATGCGATTGAAAACCTTCGTCGGAACCCCATTCTCCTGACAAATCCTGAGGATAACGCCTCTTACATCGTTAACCTTCTCATCGCGGAGATGGATGAACCCATCGAACATAGGTTTGATCTGCTGCTTGGCGATACCCGCAAACTCTGCGAACTGCTCAACCACAGCATCACGACTGTAGCCACGCACACGGAACTTACGGTTATCAACCTGAGTAGTGGAACCATTGCTGCACCACTCTCTCTCCAGATAAGCCTCAACCACTGGATGCGTTGCCCAAGTATCAGAGAACTTAATCTTAACTCCACCATAATACGGAGTGTCCTCCGTCAAGAAATTAAACTCATCCGTAGTAATGACTGCACCTAACTGGCCAGCATCATTGATACGAAAATGTTTAATGCTCGCATCATCACCAATAGCACCAGCTGCTGCATCTAAGACATCACTATGTGCCACATTCGGTAAATCCAACTCAGAAAATGAGGACACAGTGTTACCCCGAAACACAGCGTTCAGGGAACGACCAGGGGTCTCATTGACATGATAGTTGTAATTCATTGCCACCAAATCATTGGGGCTACGCTTAACATACGGGAAAGGCACACTGATCATTTCAGAGAACTGCTTGGACGCTCCATCCGTAAGTTTAACCCTATCCCCATTAATACTGAACACACTCTTGCTTTCAACCTTCAAATCATTAAAAGTAAAGGGTACAATTTCAGTATCTTTCATCTTTTCAGCGATAGCGCTTTTTGCTTCATCTAAAGTTATTAAATTACTCATTTTTTCTCCATTCCGTTGCCATCGGCAACTTTCTTTATATATATTTTACCACACAAGAGCGACACAATGCGTACCAAACCCATATTTCTAAAAAAAAACTTTACGAATAGGCATGCGCCCCATTCTCCTTAATGCTCAAAGGGGATACAGGAACAAACTGGGCATTCTCCTTAAACTCATCCAACTTCCTAGCGCCAACATACGACATGGCGCTCTGCAAGCCATTAGAAATAGAAGTCATCACAGAACCAACATCAGTATCACAAGGAACCCAACCCTCTGCACCCTCAACATACCTCGAGCCGGCAGTAGCAGAAGCCATACCACGGTACTGCTTCAACCTAACACCATCAACTTCCTTAACCAAACCTGGAGCCTCAACGCAACGAGCCAGCATCCCGCCAACCATCACAGCATCAGCACCCGCAGCCAGAGCCTTAGCGATATCACCGGGAGTCTTAATCCCCCCATCCGCAATAACCTGAACATCCAGGTAGTCAGACATGGCATCAGAACACTCCATAACAGCAGATAACTGCGGAACACCCACCCCAGTCTGCACCCTAGTCGTACAAGCAGCCCCGGGGCCAATACCAACCTTAATTATGTCAGCACCAGCATCAGCCAAGAACCTCGCACCATCCCCAGTAGCGACATTGCCCGCCACCAACGTACATTTGTACCCATTCTTGTCAATAAGCCCTCTCAGGCTCTCTACGACGCTCCCAGCACGCTTAGAATGGCCGTGAGCGACATCAACGACAAGCATATGCGCCCCAGCATTCAAAAAAGAGTGTGCAACCATCAAAGGAAGCTCATTAATGCCCAAAGCAATACCACAAAAAGAACCATTTTCGGCAACATCAACAAATTGGTCCTTTCTTTGCCGAATTGCCAAATTTCGATGCAAAACACCGACACCACCATGCTTGTAAATAGCCTTACACATCTCCAATTCGCAAACAGTGTCCATATTCGCCGCAATTATCGGCAAATCTAAAAAAATGCCCCCAGCCCCAGCCAACAAAACCGAAGTATCGCAATCCTGACGAGAAACAACATCAGAATAGCCTGGAGAAATCAAAACATCGTCATACGACAAAAAAACTTCACTCATTACCTAATCTTCTCCTATAAATAGCGCGATCGAGCCAAAGTGCGACCACCAAAGCAGACACAAAACAGCCAACACCAATAATAGCCAACCAAAACGCATGCAAAACCAACTTCACCACGTACCACCCCCTGAATCCCACTTTTTCTTACCCTCAATCACATCCCTAAACCCACAATGCGGACAATACATCTTTTCATAAACATCAGGCCACTTAAGATCATACTTCCTCAACTCATGGGCATAAGACCACCACTTACCACACTTAGAACACGTAAAACTGAAAATCGACTCCCCAGTATACTTATGAGACATCATTCCTCCTTCTCAACGACTTACACTTCTTACACTCATCCCACAACCACCTATCAGGCGTCTCAATAGCAACCCAAACGTGAGGAACCAATTTATAGCCATCTCTCTTACCAAAAACCCAACAACTATCATCCATCAATCAAACCCAACAAAGTCAAATAAGCAACAGCAGCCTGCTGCGGCAAAACACCATTACCCAACAACTTCAACTTGTGAGTTCGAGCCATCTCAATATCAGTAACCCAACCAGGAGGCAAACCCATCATCCACTCAACAAACGGAACAGACAAACGAGAACTAGGCTCCCCAGTCTTCGTCTTAGACGGCTCAGACGGCAAAGGCGCAAACCTGCCCAACATACACTCCCAACGCCTTACAGCGTCTTCGTACTGTCCCCAGTCACATGCTGCTCTATCGCCCCATGCAGACACGTATCGTCGTCCCTCTGATTCCTGCCCTTGTGATCCCGACTCGTCGGAGTCGGTAACAACAAAGACACCGCCGTCCTCAAATCCTGACCCCCCTCTCCCCGCTTCCCCGGACCATTCGTATCCGAAGTGCGCGGAGTCGGTAACAGATGAGGCAGATCCCACAGATTGAACCCGTGACCGTCCGCCGTCACATCCGGCGTCCCCCCATGCTTCGCTGCCTGAGCAGTCGGAGTCGGCAACATCTTCACCGCCATCGGCAAAGACAGACCGAACCCATTCCCGTTCTTCGCCTTCTCCTTCGCCAAACGCCTCCGCTCCAAATAATCCTCCACACTGTCCTCGTCGTTCCGAATCAAATGAACCACCGTCGGAGTCGGAAACAAATCCTTTACTACGTTTTTCGGACTCACTGGAGGGGATGAGGTTTTCGATGAGTTCTCTTGACTTGAAGAAGAAAGATTCAGACTCATTTGACCCATTCTTGAGCCATCCGTTTCCCCTGTAGGCGATGCAGAACCATCTGTTTCTTCTATGGGGTGCCCCACATGCGTGATCTGCTCGCATATTTGTCCATCTTGCATCGTACCCACCCTTGGCCAAACTAGCGAGGACTTGCCCGAAGGCGTTACCTTCGTTGGCGGTGTATATTCCAAGAACATTCTCCAAGAAGAGCCATCTGGCTCCTGCTGCGTTTGCGACTCTGACAACATCATCAATTAACCATCTTTCATCGTTTACTCCCCGCTGACTGCCTGCCTGTGACACTGGCTGGCATGGAAAGCCAGCAATGCACACATCGACAGCAGGAGGATCCTGTATTTTAGTTATATCTCCTAGGTTTTCGACACCGAATCGTTCTTCAAGAACAACCGACGCCCATTTATCGCTTTCTGCAACCCATTCAAGTTGCATGTTAAAACCGGCATATGAGAGGCCAAGTTCAAGCCCTCCATAGCCAGCACACATAGCACCAACCTTAAGTATATCCATTTCATCTCTCTATCTCTACTAGAGTTTCATCTTCAACATCATCAAATACTATGTCGTGGCCAGCATCTTTGGCAGCCTGGGCTAATACCTCTTTATCATATCCATATAACTTAGTAAAATGAACACGATAGTTGAACCATCCTTCAGCACTCATCCAAAACTTAGAATCTGTTTTCTGATACAACTCACCCAACTGCTCATCCGGCAGAAGGAATGACAGCACGCCTAAGGGCATATATATCACCATATCATAGTTATCCCCAGAATCTTTACTGGCAGCATACCTCTGCATCAACCCTTGAAACGACTTGATAGCCTCTTCAATTGGAGAACCAGAGTAGTAATCTATATGCCCATGCTCATTACGCTCTCTGGGGCAATAATCATCAACATGGGTTACCGTCCCAAAAGCACGACACACCATTGGACGATACCCATATACAGTGCATCCATTATCGTAAAAAGCACAGAATCTAGTCGTTTTACCGTCGTCTGTCCAATCTTTGTCAAACATCGCATCTACCAGTCTATCGACAGTAGCATTCATGTACTTATCAGCAGTCTCTTTGCCCTTATCTTCCATGATTAGGTAATACTGCTGTCTAATGTTATATGCTATATTAGCACACTCGAACATATGGACACGCAAGCCTATCTTACAACAGCGACCAGAACTCTTACACGCAAACTGCGTATTATTCTGTTCTGCTTCCACAAACCTTAATTGGTTGTAAACCATATCTAACTGCCCAAACAGGGCTATGTCAGAAGAATCAACACTATGTCTCATCTTCGATGTACTCATCTTTTACGTCCTCTCTGCATTGCTTTACGCCTATTCTCCATTTCCTTGCGCCTCTGACGCTTCTGCCTCTCCACTTGTTCCTGCATTTTAGACTTAGGACGCTTCATGGAAGTGCTAGCCAGATTTCTACCTTTACCCCTATATTTAAGAAGGTCAAATTTCTTAACCCAATTATATAGAGCTTGTGGAGAGATTGTAATGCTGTGACTCTGATCCAATCTTTTCGCTATATCTGATAAGTTCATCCGTTTTTTAACGTAATGCTCATAGAGCCACCCTTTATCTTTATACGGTTCTATTGGCATGGCGTACCTCTCATCAGATTGTACCAGACCCCGATGGCGAGAGCGTCGATTTCGTCGGAATTATACAATGAATCTTCAAGTTCTTTTCCGTACTTATCCTTCATCAACTTCCTGACCCTGGACTTCCTCTGTTTAGCAGCCCACTTCTTTGCCTCAGTAGCTCCCCATTGAGATTCCCACTTTTCCTTCTCCGCCTTGGTCACTTTCTTATATCCAATCTGACTTTTCCAAACAAGCGGATTCGCCTCAATGACAAAAGGACAACTCATAGCGAGCAAGCCCATAGTATGCCCAATAATATAAGATATCAATTTACTGGTTTTGAAATTTTGAATAAAGACAGCTTCTTCAATGACCGCAACACTAGGTTTATGTTTTTCAATCACACCTGGTAAAGTGCAATTAATAATTCTCAACTTTTCTTTAAAATCAGATACTCCTGACAAATCAATATTGCCAATCTCAACTATTTCATCATTGGAACGCATTACAGCATAAGCTAACGACCTAGTAGAAGGATCTATAGATATTATTGTTTGATTTTTAAGCGCACCTAGCGATTTCACAATGACATCTCCTTACGTAACTTTTCCTCATCCCAACCCCATCCAACTAAACGCTGGATATAGCGCTCCCTCTTACAACTTTCACAAATGTTTTCTTTATTATATATTGACAATATACCACCACACTCTCTATGAAAACCAGGACAAATCCTCTTCTTTCCAAAAGCCTCTTTATTTTCATGATATCGCTTAAGGATCTTAGCATTAGTCACTAGCCTCCTGCATGGGGTAGAGCAATATATAGCATTGTACACCTTTGGTAAAAAAGGCGTCTTACATTCTTCATTAGCACAAACTCTATATCCGTTGTCCGACATCCGCATCTGCCCAGCAAAAATCTCTAGCATTACAATACAAGCATTGCTGAGAGCTTGCGCTTTTATACGGACGAACCGGCAGCGTATCCTCAAGAAATGCTTTATATATCTTCCTATACTTCTTAAATAATTTCTCTATAAACTGATCATCACGTTCCATATATATAGGCAAAATTTCTTGATTGTTCTTATTTTCGTAAATTACAAAACCACTAGACAGATCTAGACAATGCATGTATATCTGAGCCTGCCTGATGTGGTCGTCCTTTGGTTTATTATAAGTCCTTCTATAGGCGAAACCTGCATCAGATATTGATTTAAGCTCGATTAGTTTTTTCCCGTCAAAATTAATAATACCGTCAGCAGTTCCGCTAATAGGAGGATCATCCAGATTGACAGGAATCTCTTCTGATTCCAGGATGTCCATCTCTCTGAGATACGAATATATACGATCATGGACAGCATGTCCATTGTCAAATATCCTATGCGTTTGAGGGGCGAAAGAGTTTTCAACCTCAACCCCTCTAAACAGATATACCCAATACCTAGCACACTGATTTGTGTAACTAGGATGGAACCCGTCCACACGCTTTAACTCTGTTTTATTCCTTGTCCCTAAATAATCATCAATCGATTTCAACAACTTCTCTGATAAGTCGCCTGTGTCAACCTCTACAACAGCCTCTTTTTTAGGCTCAGTAGCGGGCTTCACTCTTAACTTGTCTAGACTCTTCATTAATTCATGCCTCCTTTGGCACTTAACTTCAACGTATTAATATTCTCTTCTAGCGCCTGGTACAGAGTTTTCCATATGTCATTTCTCAGTTTATCTGTTTCCGTCATACGAGAAGACCGTCGTTTATAGGCTTGTGATTTGACAATCATTTGCGTTCTATACGCTGCTAATATTGTAGCACATTTAGATGCCTGAATTCCTAGATAATCATTAGGATTCTCAATAATGTCACCAACAATCCGCATGACCTCTATGAATTCCTCAGCCTCACTCCCCATTGCCTCTCTAATATAATTTGTATCAACCACTATATCATTCATAATCAGTATCCTTTATTAGTTCCCTAAATAATGCCCACTCAATTATAGCAACCTTTGTATCGCT